TGAAACATTCTCTTTATTGAATTCATTTAGCTCATTCTGAATATCAGCTTGATACTGATTAAGCTTTGATTGGTTTTCAGCATTAAAGACTGAAATATTTTTTTGTACGTTTCCATTAAACTCTTGCAATGTTTTGTTTACTTCTTGCTGATATGCCTGAATTTCTGCTTGATACTTTGCAAGTTTTCTCTGTTCATTTGCATCAGCTAATTGAGCATCAGTTACATCCTTTTGGAGTTTTGCTTGATACTCTACATTAGACTCGTTAAAAGCATTTAAATTATTTTGTATATCGGCAGAGTACTTTTGCAGTTCAGTTTGTCTTTTAGTTCTCCATAATTCTAAATCTTTTTGAAGATTTGACTGAAACGTTTGAATTTCAGTATTTACCTCTGATTGATAGTCTTGAACCTCTGCTTGATATTTCTGCAATGCTTGAGCATCATTAGATTCTGATAATTGAGCATTTTGAATACTTAATTGTAATTCTGCTTGAAATTGTACATTTTGAGAATTGAACTCATTTAATTCATTTTGAATATCTGTACCATATTCTTGTAAAGCTATGGCATATTCAGTTTGCCATGATTGAACTTGCTGAACATTGTTTTGTATAATACTGTTTACTTCAGTTTGATATGCCTGTACCTCTGAACCAAATTGACTAATTAAAGAATTATCTCCCTGACTGCCTTGATTTGCATCTTGCAATGCAATTTGTAACTTGGCTTGATATTCTATGTTTTCTTTATTGAATATTTGTTGAGATTCATTAAGTCTTGCTTGATAATCACTAATCTGAGCCTGTATAGACTGAACTCTAGCCGCTGACATCTCAGGGTCTTCTTCTGAATTAATCCAATTGTTAATATCTGCCCAATCAGGAGCCTGCATTACAGGAGGCGTATATGTTGGAGCATTTGCTAACTTACTTAGGTCTACTTCCGATCCACCAGTTGATGAAGTATTTGCCTGTATCTGTGGAGCAATTGGTCTACTTGGAATATTCCAAGATAACGTTGGAAAAGTAGGCACTGACCCCAATGATGGTTTAGAATAGGTAGGAGCAGTTCCTACAACTGCTGTATTTGCCGATAAATTAGGCGCAGAAGGCGAAGTTATTGATACATTGAGTGATGATATGCTTGGAGCATCACTTAGGGCGATTATGGGCGAATTATAAACTGGAGCAGTTCCAGTAATTGTAACGCTTGAAACACTTAATGATGGTGCGTCTGGAATACTAGGACCAACAACTAAGTCACTTATGCTTGATAATGTTGATAATGTAACTTCTGGTTTAGTGTATGATGGTGGAGTATTTGCTCCAAATGTATCCCCTGCTGAAACAGTAGCAGTAGTAAACGTTGGAGCAGAAGCATCTGATCCTATTGCATCTACATAAGTAACTGTTGTAATACTTGGTGTATTAGGTGCATTTGAGCTAATAGTTAAATCCCCACCAAATGAAGGTGAAGGTATAGTTGATGGAGCAGTAATTGAGGACCAACTTGGAATCTTACCTACTGCTAACTTTGTGAATTCTTTTGAAGAGGCATGATATACTACTGCATTTCTTAAATCAGAATTATCATCAACCTTTGAAAAATCTACATAATAGTAATAGCCTTCTTGACCTGCTTGTGGTTCAGGTTGTATTTGAATTTTGCCATCACTAACTGCATAAACAGGATGTTTTGATGTTGCTTTTTTTAGACTGTTTTCATCAGATGCCCAAGCCAAATCATCTGATGATATTTCTCTACAACCATATCCATTTCTTTTAACACTTAAAAGACTATCTACATTTAAAACTGCATCGCTATCTCCATTACTGGTCATAACTCCAGATTGACTTGATGCCCATGTCATTAATTCTTTTGGAATACTAGACACCACCATTTTCTGTGCTGATACAATAAACTGGTCATCTGCATCAGCTACTCCAGTAATGTTTTCAATATCTAATTCTATGTTTGTTGTTGCCATATGTCCTCTTTAAAAGGTTCTTCGGGGATGCGACTTGGGATAACCCGATGTGATTGGATGTGAAAGGAAAACATCCCCGAACAACACTTTTTTATCTAACCTATTTCCACACTGCGTGTGCTTCAGGCATTAGACACTCAAGACCAGCCTCAGTTTGAATGAGGTCAATCCTGCGGTCAACACCTGTGTTTTCAAGGCTCTGAACACCAACGTAGATTGATGTATCACGATTCACGCCATTACCGACCAATGGTCTGTAAGCTACGTGCTTCATGTTTACGCCAACCATCTTGGCTCCTGCAGCTCCACTGTCGAGGTGGATGTTACGAGTAACATTCATATCGCCATAAGGAGTAGAGATTGTGGTAACGTTAAGTCCGAAGACTTTCTTTTTACCAGTAATCGACATATCTGCTCTACCATAACTAGCACCACTTGAATCAGGAGAAGATGCTCCAGGTTTTACCATACCAACATTGTTAGCAAAGTAACCACTTAGCTTGTGTAACCAGTTATAGATTTCAGTGCTTGCAAAGAACACAGTAGCCGCACCATTATTGTATCTTGGGTCTAGGTAATCGCTCATATCATCAAGGAAAGAATCCTGTGATTTTGTAGCAGTATCTAAACCAAAGATATTACCTGACTGTAAGATATAATCAACGATACCTTGAGTGTAACGAGTTGTACTATCAGAAAGTTTTCTATTAAACAAGAAAGCTTGCTCCATATCGTACTTATGCTCGATTAACTTCTGTTTCCAGATTCTTGCCCACTCATCTGGTACTAGCTTGAGCTGAGTTGCTCTAGCAGTATTTGTCATTTGGCAAGAAGTCTTAAAGATTTGAGTAAATCCAAAGACATCTCTGTATGGTTGATCTTTCCAACTATCTGGAAAACCACTACCTTCAGCGTGTGCATTACCAACAACATAACACTTATCAGCTTCGCCTGCGCCTGCAAGGTCGATACCATCAAAGGTACTTCCAGCATTGTCAAACTCAGCACCAGGAAGCATATAGTAACTTGAAGCAACTGCTACTGCAGGTCTTACAACTTTTACTTCTGCATAAATTGCTTCAGCATCTGCACCAGTATCAACAACGCCAATATTGGTAATCTGACAAATGAGGTAATCTTGACTATCAACTGCAATATCGCCTGCATTTCCTGGAGACATATCATCTTGACCAGCTCCTAATGAAGCAGTAAGAATAATACGAACAGGTATCTTAATCATTTGACCAACTAAGAAGCACTGAGGTTGTGTTCCAGTGTCTCCAATAGTAATGCCTGTTTGTCCTAAAACAGATTGTACATTACCCTCTGATAAGTAATCTGCTTGAAGTTTAACATTCATTGTCTGACCTGCGGCTAAATCGCCTGCAGCAAATGAGTAGTCTACGTATTCGTTGTCATTGTCACCACTTCCGATAGTGCCACCATCTAGGTCAAGACCTACTACATAAGCATATCGTTTGTGAAAACTGTGACGTTGCTCAAGTGATTTGAACTCTGGATCATCAGTTGGTTTTTTAGATGCCATTGATAGGAATCTAAAGAATGGTGTTTGGTCTATTGCTAGCTCTGATACACGATCACCAAACGCATATCTTCTCCGTAAGTCACCAATCCCTGCACCGCCTGTGTCAGGACTAGCACCTTTAGCCGAAGGAGCAACATCATGTGTACTAAGAAATAATGGATTGTCTGCCATTTTTCTCTCCTTTTGTTTTGCTTGTTATGTCAAAACAAAACGCACACCTATTTAACCGAACAAGTTATCTACCTGATTATCTAAACCTAGTATTGCGTCAAATACCTGATCGTTAGCATCCACAGTTTTAGCCTGCGAATTTGTATTACTTGCAGTAGTAGGAATACTACGAACTGCTTTCATTTGTTTAAGCATATCATCTTTGGTACTATTAGCAACATTAGACATATACAAGTCTTTGTTTTTTAATAGATAAATATCCTCAAATCCAATTTGATGTTTATTTGCCCAATCCATCATTTCAGTAAAATCTTCATCGCTCATACCAGATTTCTTTTTAAATGCTGATGCTTGTTTATCACGCTCTGCCTTTTGCATTGCTTGTTGCGTGTTTTGCTTTTCTGCATTTAATCTTGTTTCTACTCTCTGGCTTACCGCTCTGTCAATCATAGTTGAAAATACTTTTGAACTATCACTATTTGGATTAGAGATTGCTTCATCAATATCAAAAACAAAGTCTTCAGGAAGTTCTAACTCTTCTTTCAGTTCTTTCGGTTTTTGTCCGTTTTGAACATAATCTCTTATTGTATTGACTAAACCTTCATCATTTTGAAGGGCTTCGATGTACGGCTTAAAGCGACCAAACTCGTCTAACTCTTGTTTTAATTTTTGAGCTTCACGTGATGAATCTGAATAACGCTTCTTCCAATCAGTTTCGTCCTGTTGTGGAGCCTCTTCTATATCAGTAAAAAGAGGGTTGTCCGCTACAGGTTCTTCTGTTGCTTCTTGTGTATTTTGTTCTGGTTCAATGTCGTCTAGTATCGCACCGTTAACTTCTCGATCTAAATCGTCAAAGAAACCTTCAGCAGAGCCAAGTACAGCATCTTCTACTGCATCTTGGGTTACTGCTTGTTGTTCTTCACTCATGTTTAATTAACCTCCATAGGTTGTTCTTGTGAATTCTGTTTTAGGAGTGACCGTTGTAAATCTGATTCTGCTTTGACTCTATCTGCAGAACGACCTTCCGACATCTTTCTGTCATTAACGGCTTTCTTAACTTCAACTTCTCCTTGCATAACTTTTGATTTGATACCCGCCTGTACCAACTGCCTTGATAATGTTTCGATGGTTCCATTTTTGTCTTTTATTTGTTCTTGTAATTTTGCCAATTGAGACTGCAATTGAGAGTATAAACTCTTTCTTTCTACAATCTTATCTTTATTACGTATATCTGTTTCGGCAAGTACTGCAATATCATCAACAATACCAAGTTTCATTAATTCTTTCATTTCTGCTAAATATGCCCATCTATTAACAGGTAAAGTAGAACCAGCAACAATACGAACATCAAATCTCGCAGTTTCATAATCGTTCCATTTGCCAATAGCCTGACCATAATCATTGTAAATAGGAACATTGATTTCTACTTCTTTCATATTTTCAATATTATTGGGTTGTACAATTCTCATTACTTTATGAGCTTTGTAAACTCCTTGACTAAAATCTTTTACTACCTGACCTAATTGTTTAAGTGATGGTTCAATGCTACTCTTCAACCATTGCTTTACCCTTCGTGTGCCATATTCATCTAATGCTAACATTCCACGATATGTTTCTGATTGATTTTCACTGCTTCCCATTGAAGTCCCGTAAATACCTGCAAGATATTCCATATCAACTTTACCTTGCTGAACTATTTGATAAAAAGCAGATGACAATTGAGCAGGCATAACCTCTTTTGGGCTTTCAAAACCTTGATTAACAGGCAACAATGCGCCTGGAGCGGTTGCGAACTTCTCCCAATAAGCAGTATCAATGGAACCTTCTTGGTACATCCAACGTAATGAACTACCCAATGAGGCGTTGTGTATCATAAGCTGATGGGCTTTGTTGATTTCTTGCTGTTTACCAACCAAAGGTGCAACTGCGCTCATCGCAAAAGGAGTTCCTGTCCATTTGTACATAAAAGGAACCAATGGGTAATGCTCTGAAGGAAGAATATCTTCCGACAATGTTATATCACCTGCGACTTTTAATAATTTTATCTGTGTTCTATAAAAGAAAACATGGTCTACAATCATTTTAGAAAATTCTTCATCTTTTTTAAGAGCGTTATATTCTTCAGCAGTAATAACTTTATTTTCTATAACAGACATTTCTTTTTGTGCTTCTGCCATTAATTGTTGACTCAACAATGCTAACTGAGCTTCATTATTTTTAACTGCTTTCTGAAGTTCTAACTCCATTCTTTCAGGAAGTATTTCTCCATTTTGTACACCTTCTTGCAATTTATTTTGTAATTCTTGTAGTTGGACCTGCATTTCGGCACTGGTTTCGGCAATTTGAGTGTCTACTTGTTTTTTTACCTGTTCAACCTGTTCAGGACTTGGTATTCTTCTATAAAACACATTGCAATATTTAACTTTATCTCTTTCATACACTTCAAAATATTCAACCATTGGACTTTCCTGCCCTTCTTCGTCATAACCAGTGGTTATTTCTTTATATTGAAAATCAGCAGAAAATTCAGGTTTATCAGTATAATGGTATTCAGTTGACTCCATTGAGGAGGATCTACCTATCTTAGATTTGTGTTCTGGATATAATTTTATTAATTGTGCTTTTGGCAATACTTTACGAATCATTATAAAAGAAGCATCTTTAAACAGAGGATCACGTGATTTAGGGTCTATGTAGACATCAAAAGGGTCAGGTTGTTGAATAACAACTTCACCCATACCATTATCCATATTGGGGTCAACACATACTTGAAGAAACCCAAGTGATTTAGTTATTGCATCGTTAATTACATTAGAATACAAAGTTTGACACTCAGAAAGATTCCAGATATAATCAGCAACATCAGAGAAGACTGCAGCTACATCACTATCGGAAGCTTCTGTACCAACTGCCTGCCATCGAGGAGTGTTTGAGGTTGCATAATAATTAAGCATCTCTACTACAGGGATTATTCTATTAACAGTAAAGGTAGGCATACCCTGATCCCTAAGAGCCTCTATATCCTCTTGAGAAATTTGGTTATCTAAATAAAAATCGTGACCTTCCTGATTAATTGTTTCCCAGTCTTGTCTACGAGAATCATTAATAGCATTGAATAATTTTCTTACTCTGTCTGCTCTTTTGTCCTTCTTTTTAGCCATTAAGCTAACACCCAGTTTTTAGGACGGGATTTAGAATTCTTGCGGTAAATACCGTTTTCTTTGACGAGACTACGAGGAGGAGTGGCGTATTTGCACGCATAGGCAAGGGCATCTATTGTATCATCATGCGCCATGCGATTGCCAAATGTAACAATTTCATGGTGTAAGTCGTAATGATTTTTTTTCATGTATATTTGACCTATCGCAAACCTT